CGCCGAGCGGCACCTCGTGCTGACGCTGGACACCGCCTTCCAGACCCAGTACCGCCAGGAGTTCATCGCGTCGTTCGAGCAGAAGCAGTCGCTGCTGCGCGACACGGTCACGACCGAGGCGGTGATCAAGGGCAACACGGCCGTCTTCCTCGTGGCCGGCTCCGGCGGCGCCGAGGCCGTCAGCCGTGGCGTGAACGGCCTCATCCCGGCGCGCGCGGACGACGAAACGCAGAACAGCTGCACCCTCTCCGAGTGGCACGACCTGGTGCGCAAGACGGGCTTCAACGTCTTCGCCAGCCAGGGCAACCAGCGCGAGATGATGCAGATGACCACGATGGCGGTGCTCAACCGCAAGATCGACAGCCAGATCGTCACCGAACTGGCGACCGGCACGGTCACGATCGGCGGCACCGGCACCGTCCCGAACGTCTCGCTCTTCCAGAACGGCCGCGTGAAGCTCTCGAACGCGTCGGTGCCGTGGGACAGCTACATCACCCTGCTGTGCCAGCCGTCGTTCCTCGCCTACCTCGAGCAGGCGCCCGAGTTCGCCAACGCCCAGTACGTGGACATCCGGCCCTACGCCGGCGCCACGAACCCGAGCTGGCGCGACAAGCCCCAGGCGTACCGCTGGAGGAACTGCCTGGTGGTCGAGCACCCGAACCTCCCGGGCAAGGGCACCACGGCCGAGAAGTCGTTCCTGTACCACAAGAGCGCGATCGGCCACGCCGCCAACACGGCCGGCATGGAAACCCCGGTGGGCTACAACGAGGAGCAGGCGTACTCGTGGGCCCGCGCCTCGATGTACATGGGCGCGAAGTCCCTGCAGAACACCGGCATCGTCGTGATCACCCACGACGGCTCGGCCTACGCCTAACCGCCGCGCCCCGACAAGGAGAACAGCAACCATGAAACGCATCCTCGCCCTCGCAATGGCCGCGCTTTCCGCGGTCGCCCGTGCGATCGCCGAACCCTTCAAGGCGTATGCCGAGCGCAACCTCGTGCTCTACGCCTACTCGGGCTCGACGGCCGCGTCCAGCGTCGCCAACCCGCCGACGTGCATCTCGCAGCCCCTCACCCGGGGCTCGAGCGCGATCACCGGCAACAAGCCGCAGGTCTGGCTCTACAGCTCGACCAACCTGACGACGGACCTGACCGTGGCGAACTTCTTCACGGACGCCTGGTACCTCGGCATGCGGCCCGGCGACATCGTCATGGGCACGCAGTACACCTCGGCCGGCTCGAGCGTGATCACCTTCCAGGGGTCGATCGGCTCGGTCACCACGGCCGGCGCCGCCCTCTCCACGGGCGGCACGATGACCTCGACATAACTGATCGAGGCCACCCGGCGCGCGCCGTAACGCGCGCCGGGGATCCCGAATGCGCCCGCCGAGGGTGCATCCGCGATCCCCGAGGAGGTGTCCATGCCCGAAGCAAAGCCCCGCGCCGTCCAGCTCCCCATCCACATCCACGAGGCCGAGTTCAAGCGCAGCCGCTACTGCGTCGACGTGCCCTCGAGCGCCGGCCCCGAGGACGCGGTGCAGCCGACCTTCTACGCCAACATCGCCGCCAAGCTGAAGGCGTGGGACCAGATCGAGCTGCGCGCCGAGGACGGCACCTGGTACATGGAAGTGATGGTGCTCGACTCCTCGCGCAACTGGGCGCGCGTCTACCCGGTGCTCGGCCCGTGCCGCTTCACCACCGCCGACGTGAGCCTGACCCAGGCCGCCGCCATCACCGCCGACGCCAAGCCGGCCGCGGTCGCGCAGACCGCCGAGGACTTCGAGCTCGCGCACCGCGCCGGCAAGAAGTGGAGCGTGATCCGCAAGGCCGACCGCGAGGTGATCAGCGAAGGCCACGCCACGAAGGACGCCGCATCGGCCGCCCTCGACGCGCACCTGAAGCAGCGCGCAGGCGTGGCCATCCCGGCGTGAGGACGCGCGCGCCGTGGCAGCCACCCGGCTGAAGATCTACAACGGCGCGCTCATGCGCTGCACCGAGCGCGCGCTCGCCAGCCTCACCGAGGAGCGCGAACCCCGCCGGCTGCTCGACGGGGTCTGGCAGGACAACGGCGTGCGCTACTGCCTCGAGCAGGCGCAGTGGAAGTTCGCAAAGCGGTCGGCGCATTTCACGCCCAGCCAGAACGTCACCACCTCCTTCGGGTACCGCTGGGGATTCGCCAAGCCCACCGACTGGGTGTCGACGATGGCCGTGTGCCAGGACGAGTACTTCAGGGTGCCGCTCCTGCAGTACCGCGACGAGGCCAGCTACTGGTTCGCCGACCTCGAGGACATCTACATCAGCTACGTGTCCGACGACGAGAACTACGGCATGGACCTCTCGAAGTGGACCGACACCTTCACCGACTACGTGGAGGCGTACTTCGCCTCGAAGATCATCTGGAAGCTTCCCGGGGGCCTGGAGCGCGTGGACGCGGTCAACAAGAGCATGCGCGAGGCCCTGAAGGTGGCGAAGAACAAGGACGCGATGGCCGACCCCACCAAGATCCCGCCGCCGGGCGCATGGCCGATGGCGCGCGTCGGGCGCCGCGGATTTGGCGGCCCGATGGGCGACGGAGGCAATCCCGGCTCCCTGACGGGGTAACCAGTGCCGCGCCAGAACACGGCATTCCTGGCGTTTAACCGCGGGATCGTGTCCCGCCTCGGCCTCGCGCGCGCGGACCTCAAGCGCGTCGCCATGAGCGCCCAGCAGCAGACCAACTGGATGCCGAGGGTGCTGGGCAGCATGATGCTGCGCCCCGGGCTCGGGTACCTCGGATCCTCAAACGGCAACGCCGCCGCGAAGTACATCCCCTTCGTCTTCTCGATCACCGACAAGGCGCTCTGCGAGATGACCGACCAGGCCATGCGGGTCTGGGTCGACGACGAGCTGATCACGCGCGCCGCGGTCTCGAGCGCCGTGACCAACGGCACCTTCCTGACAGACCTGACCGGATGGACCGACGCCGACGAGGCCGGCGCCACCTCGGCATGGGCGACCGGCGGGTACATGGGCCTCACCGGCAACGGCACCTCGGCGGCCTACCGCCACCAGACCGTGACCGTGGCCGCCGGCGACCAGGGCGTGCAGCACGCGCTGCGGGTGGTAATCGAGCGCGGCCCGGTGATCTTCCGCGTCGGCACCGCCGCTGGCGACGACAGCTACGTGCGCGAGACCACGCTCGACTCCGGCGAGCACTCGCTCGCCTTCACACCGACCGGCAATTTCTCGATCCAGTTCCTGTCGCGCCTCGAGCGCATCGTGCTGGTCGACTCGTGCACCGTGGAGGCCGCAGGCACGATGGAGGTGCCCACCCCGTGGCTCGAGGCCGACCTCGATCAGCTGCGCTGGGACCAGTCCGGCGACGTGATCTTCGTGGCCGCGGACGGCTACCAGCAGTGGAAGATCGAGCGCCGCGCCACCGACTCGTGGTCGGTCGCGGTCTACCAGGCCGACAACGGGCCGTTCCGCACGACCAACAGCACCCCGATCACGATCACCCCGAGCACGCTTACCGGCAACGGCACCCTCACCGCGAGCGCCCCGCTCTTCAAGTCCACGCAGGTGGGCGCTCTCTTCGCGCTCACCTCGAGCGGCCAGACCGTGAGCGCGAACATCGCGGCGCAGAACACCTTCACCACCGCCATCACGGTCACCGGGGTAGGGAACGACCGCATCTTCACCATCAACATCACGGGCACCTGGGTGGCGACCGTGGTGCTGCAGCGCTCGCTCGACTCCGACACCGGCCCGTGGTCCGACGTGTCCGGCAAGAGCTGGACGGCGAACACCACCGAGACCTTCGACGACGGGCTGGACAACCAGATCGCGTACTACCGCATCGGCGTGAAGACCGGCGCGTACACCAGCGGCACCGTGGCCGTGAGCCTCAACATCAACACCACGAGCGCGCGCGGGATCTGCCGGATCACCGCCTTCTCGAGCAGCACCTCGGTGAGCATGGAGGTGCTCTCCGCGCTCGGCCAGACCACGGCCACCGACGACTGGGAGGAGGGCGAGTGGTCGGACTACCGCGGGTACCCGACCGCGGTGAGCCTGCACGAGAGCCGCCTCACGTGGTCCGGCCGCGACCGCGACTGGGACTCGGCCACCGACGACTTCTACAACTTCGACGGCACCGAGGAGGGAGATTCGGCGTTTTTCTCCCGCACGATCGGCTCGGGCCCGGTCGACAAGATCAACTGGTCGCTCTCGCTCGACGTGAAGGTGCTCGGCGGGCAGGGCGCCGAGCACGCGGTGCGATCGACCACCTTCGGCGAGCCCCTAACCCCAACCAACGCGAACATCAAGAAGTGCTCGACCCAGGGCAGCGCCGAGGTGCCGGCCGTGCCGATCGACAACCGCGGGGTGTACGTGCAGCGCGGCGGCACGCGCGTCTACGAGCTCCTGATGGACGGCGAATCCCTGAACTACACCAGCCAGCACCTCACCGCCCTGTGCCCGTCGATCGGCTCCCCGGGCATCGTGCGCATCGCCGTGCAGCGCCAGCCCGACACGCGGATCCACTGCGTGCGCTCGGACGGCACCGCCTGCGTCATGGTGTACGACCGCGTCGAGAACGTCGTCTGCTGGATCGAGGTGGAAAGCCCAGCCGCCGGCGGCCTGATCGAGGACGTGGTCGTGCTCCCCGGCGACCCCGGCAACGAGGAGGACTGGGTCTACTACCTAGTGCAGCGCACCATCAACGGCGCGACCGTGCGCTACCTCGAGAAGTGGGCCTTCGAGGCCGAGGCGATCGGCGGCACGCTCAACCTGCAGGGCGACAGCTACGTCACCTACACCGGCGCCGCGACCACCACGATCACGGGCCTCGGCCACCTCGAGGGCGAGGAGGTGGTCGTCTGGGCCGATGGCGCCGACGTCGGCACCGAGACCGACTGGACCCTCACCTACACCGTGACCGGCGGCCAGATCACGCTCGCCGAGGCGGCCACGAACGTCATGGTCGGGCTGCCCTACGAGGCCCGGTTCAAGAGCGCGAAGCTGGTGCAGATTGCCGCCTCGATCGGCGTGCCGCTGAACGAGCTGAAGAACATCAGGAACCTCGGCCTGATCGCCGGCGACATGCACCGCTACGGCCTGCGCTTCGGGCCCGACTTCACCAACCTCGACGACCTCCCGGGCATCGAGGACGGCGCACGCGTAGACTCCAACGCCGTGCGCACCGATTACACCGGCGAACCGATCGCCTTCCCCGGCCAGTGGGACGCCGACGCGCGCCTGTGCATGCTCGCCACCGCGCCGCGGCCGGTGACCCTGATGAGCGCGGTCATGGAAACGGAGGTCTGAGCGTGGGCCCCGTCACCATCCGCACCGCCACCGCCCAGGACCTGCAGGAGCTCGGCGCCGCCGCCGGCCGCCCCGGCTACTGGGTCGCAGCCGTCCAGGACGGCACCGTGCTTGGCGCGGGCGGCATCGTGCCCGCCGGCGCCACGTGGGTGGCCGCCTGCGTGATACGCCCCGAGGTGCGAGCGAGGCTCCGGGAGTACCGCCGCCCCCTCCTACGGGCCGCCCGCGCCACGCTCGAGCTCGCGCGCGCGCGCCGGATGCCCGTTTACGCCGAGGCCGACCGCGCCATCCCGGGCGCCGTCGCCTTCCTCGAGCACCTCGGATTCCGCCCGCACCCCGCGGGCGGGTACGTGCTGAAAGGACCCCATGCCTAGCCTGCTGCCCGGCGAGTGGGACCCGAGCACCATCAACCTGGCGAAGTGGGCGCCCGGCCTCGCCACGGTCGCCTCCTCGCTCCTCGGGATGGAGGGCGCCAACACCCAGGCCGAGGGCGCAGACATCGCCGGGCAGGGCGCGCTCCTGTCGGGGTCGGCCGCCCGTCTGGACGGGTACCGCCGGCGCGTGGCCGCCGAGTTCCAGGCCGAGCAGCTCGACATGGAGGCGGGGCAGGCGGTGGCCGCCGCCCAGCGCGCCGCGATCGAACAGCGCCGAGCCGCAAGCCTCGCCGCCAGCCGGGCGATGGCGGTCGCCGGCGCCGCCGGGGTCGACGCATCGGACCCGAGCATGGTCCGGCTGATCTCGACGGTCGCGGGGGAAGGGTACCTGCGCGCCGCGAGCGCCCTCTACGCCGGGGGCGAGAGGGCCCGCCTCGCCACGATGGGGGCCGCCGGCAAACGCTACGAGGGCGCGATGGCAGAGGAGCTCGGCCTCGAGCAGGAGCGCGCCTACGGCCTGCAGGCGGCCGGCATGGGGCGCCAGGCCGACGCCTACCGGCTCTCCGGCATGGGCTCGATCGCGCAGGGCGCAGCCGGCCTCTTCGCCAAGTACGGCGGCGCCGGGCCGAAGGACGTGTCCGGCACGCAGAAGGCCGTCCCCGGATGGGCGGACTCGTGGGGCGATGACGGGTCCATCATCGCCGACGCCTGGCTGGACTTCTGATGCCCAAGCTTCCCTCCGCAACCGACCTCGGCGCGCGCCCGGTACCGCAGGGCGGGGCCGGCATCACCGGCTACGCCACCCCCGACACCGGCTCGGTGGGCCGGATCGTCGAGGGCGCGGGCCACGCCGTCGAGGGCGCCGGCCGGGTGCTGCGCACCACCGGCGGCCAGCTCGAGTCGGCCGGCGACGAGCTCT